TTGAACAGAGCAGTAGTGTTAGACGAACAGCAAGCCAAAGCGATCAGGGAGTGGCTAAACGCTCATAACAAGAGCCTGATAGCTGACGTTTCGTTAATGATGCAAGCCGCCGTACTCCGTGTGGGTGATGCCGTCGCGTTACGCTTCGACGAAGTGATCAACGGTGAGATAGACATAGAAGAACAGAAGACAGGGAAACGTAAAGCCCTCACCCTTCCGGCTCCAGTGGTGCAGATGATCGCACGTCGCCGTGCTGAGTTTCCAAATGATGTGCATGTGTTCAGGAGTCAGCGTAACCGCTCGATGAACAAGCAAGCGCCTGTACGCCGTGAAGAAGTGAGCAAGCAGATCGCAGAAGCCGCTAAAGCTATCGGTATTCATGGCACTGTATCGGCGCACAGCTTCCGCAAAGCTGGCGGGAATGCCATCTACAAGCGTTCTGCAAACAACATCGCTTTAGCTATGACCGTGCTTAATCACAGCAACATCACCGACACCAGGCGCTATCTGGATTTAGACAAGCAAGCCGTTAGCCGTGTGATCAATGAGATGGACTTATAAGGGGGAACACATGAAACACCTTGTGCTTACGCTGGCACTACTGCCAACCCTGACGAATGCCGGACAGATAACCCTGATTCTCAGTGATGAAATCGAAACATCTGATGGTAAGATTTGCCTCTACGAGAACGCAGTTAGAACTGAGCAAGTAAAAGTGGCTGCCAGCGCTCAATGTCGCCACACATTGACCTTCGAGGATTGATGATGAGTAACAAAAACTACGAAAGCCACCGTAAAGCGATTGTTAGCAAGGGAATACCTACTGACCTGTTAAAAAGGATCACTAATTCAGACATTCAGGTGATCAATACCTTCCTAACACGGGTAGGCAAGCTGGAATTATCTCCACAAGAGAAAGAGTGGATCATAAAAAGCATCTCTAACGTTTAACGAGCCTCAGAACCAAGGAAGGGCAAAATGGTCACGATTAACAAAACATACGAGAAGATAGCCCCGAAACTTGATGACATGGTGCGCCGTGGATTCAGCGACATAGAGCTAAAGTATGGGGGCCAGAACGAAATCTACGCCTACGGGGAACGGAAACTATCAGCAGAGGATTTCCGCAAGCTCTACCCTGAAAAGGTGAATGACATTCCGCAAGACTTCCCGCCAGATGCTACCGTGATCGTTGAAGACATGGTTTTGCTCTATAAACCCCGCAACGGACAATTCACAAAGACAGCTTCTGAAACTCAGCTAAAACATCATCAGGCTTTCAGTGCCTGGTGTCATGCCAATGTTGGCAAAGGGAAAGGATACACCCAGACGACGAAGAGCACGATTAACGTGATTAACATTATTGGCGTTCTCGTATTGGTTGGGTTGGTCATCTGGGGTCTATCGCACATCCGTTAATCATTATCTACGACCTGCTAAGTAGGGGGGTCTTATCAGATCTCGTAAAATAGCTTTGAAAGAATTTTCGCATGGCGGTATCGGCACACCTATCAGTCTAACTCATTGTTATACATTAAAAATAAATTAACAGCCTTTGTGGTTGACACTAAAAAAATACTATGCTATAGTGAGATAATGAAAAAACTGTAGACATACACCACCTGAGTTGCTTATCATCGATGCACTTAACTCAGGAGGTAATAATGCGATTTAATTTTTCCCGCCAAAAATTGACCACCGCCCTCATCGTGATTTTACCCTACCTCGTTCTCTTTACTGAAAACTCTCTCGATTCTGTTACTAACTTCGGCTGGATGTTAATCGCGCTGATGGATCGCTTGCAATGACAATAGTAGTCCATAATGCGCGGAACAAAGCTAACTTAAAACATGGTGTTAGCTTCTCGCGCTAATTTGATTTCCTCCCGCTCTTCCTGCTTCCTGGCAAGCCAGGCTTTACCCTCTGGCGTAGCCAGGAATTTACGGGCATGGATTTTACGGTTGTTGCGCTTTGTCGCGGCGCTTTTGGTAGCATTTGCCATGTTCTCACCTCGATTTGCTAATTTTCCTATACGGATCAGTATACTGGAGGCTATCGCGAATTGAGGAACAATGACAAATACAAAACCTTTGGGTAATACATCACCTTTACGTGCCGTGATGGGCACATAAGAGAAAGGGAGCGTAGCGACTTCATTAGAAGTTCCGGCAATGTATCAATAACGTGATTTATCAGGTGATCGTTGTGTTCCGGTGATCGCTACCGTGGCAGAGCCGGATTCTTTCCCGATCCGGTTAGTGTCCCATCATTTACGCCTGTTTATCCATCCATCACAGCGCCACACAAAGCCCAGAGGCTTACGAATGGATCTGTTATGAACTGCCTGATCCTCGTGTTGCTTCACAGCAAGAATGATCAAGTAGCCCCCGCACGAAGGGGATCACGTTATGGCTTCGTTATCATGTTGTGTGGGCCTGGCTGCCCTGTTAGCACGATTCAGTTTTACAAAGCAAGTGATGCTGCTCATGCAAGATTCACATGCTTCTACAGGTTGGACGCTTCGCACACCTGCCCATGCAATGTATACTGATAACCGCCCATACATTACACAGGCGTTTAGACGTGTTAAGGCAAGATCAAAAGTGACGGGGAAAATCACGTAAGCCTTTGATTTTGTTTGAAATGGTGCCGATAATAGGAGTAAAACACAACAAATAACCACATGTATTTACTGTGTTTTGTTTTTACCAACGAGATAGATACCCGAATTGATACCCGTTTTGATTTCGCTCCCGATAGAGGAACAAAACAGGGCTATTCCGTAGCTCTGTACCACGCCTGCCAGCGATAAATATTTGTCCGCAGCTCACGCACACATTCCGCTGTCTGGGTATCCGCCTGCAGGTCTTCGTCGCTATCCCGTCCGGCATCACTTGCCTTGCACGGTGGGTTCATCAAATCCTGGGATATTGTTGGCCGCGTTGATTGCACGCTGCCGCAGCTGCACAGCGTGATCGTCAAAATCGCACTTAGTATGATTCGGGTCGTTAACATATTTCACCACGTCTCGGTAAATGGTCCGGTAAATCACCTTACCTTCTGCGCTGGCTGTTGCCGCTTTCTGCTCACCTGTGGCAACGGCCTTATCAGCCTTTTTGCTTTTTGCCTGGTGCTCGTTGTTTACCTTTTCACTATGGGCATACCAACCTTTCAGATAGCCCGCGTAATAGGTACCAGCGAAAAAAGACAGCAGAACAGCCAGTACTAACAGCTTCACTTTAACGGTCACTGGTCTATCCCCCAGCACGCTAACGCGCTTTCCTGATCCCGGCGTTCAACCTGACCATAGCAACCATTCTTTTGGCCTTTGGTTAGTCGGCAATCACGGCCACCATCTTTTATCCACCAGCGGATCGCCTCGCATGCACCTTTGCGGTCACCGGAATTGATGCGCTTATAGAACGTTGAGGGGAAACAATTACCGGGCCCGATGTTATAAGGGCAGAACGAAGCAATACCTGCTTTCTGCGGCTCGGTCAGTGGTACCTTGATATTGCGCTCCACCCACGCAAGAACCTTATCCCGTTCGATGGCGTTCACCTGATCGCATTTCTCCTGCGTCAGCTTCATGCCCTGCACTACCGGTTTACCATCCACCATTGTGGCGCCACGGCAAATTGTCCAGATCCCGCCGCCGTCTTTGTACGCTGTGAGGCTGTTGCCCTCTTTCTCATTCAGGAACTGGTCGAGAATTTGCGGGGCAGAAGCGCCAGCAAGTATCAACCCCAGAACAGCGGCGCTGAGCTTAGCCTTACTGGTAGCCATTGTCCCGAGCCTCTTTGCGACGATCGTCTTTAATTTTGAAATAAAGGTTTGTCAGATAAGTCAGCAGGCCAAAGAGAATACTGGCGAGAACGCCAATTGCAGCCCACTGGCTGGGACTGACTTTATCGAGCAGTTGCAAAAGCCAGTAGCCAAAACTGCCAATAGATGTGCCGTAGGAAAGTCCCGCCGCCACGTCTGAAACGTTATTCATCCTCATGCCTCACCCCCGGTGGGGAAAATCGTATCGTGGCATGAGGGTAAGCGCGCAGGTCGGTCGGAATCCCGACCATATAGAGTAGGTCGATAAGGTTAACAACAAGTGCTAAACTTCTTGGCTTTCAGAATTGACTGATTTTTATAATGTTAAAGCTATTTAGTAGATACGTTTCCGTTGGCGTGCTCAACACAGCCTTACACTGGCTGTGTTTTGGCGCTCTGCTTCATTTCTTTGGGATCAGCCAGGCGATTGCAAATGTTCTAGCATTCTGCATTGCAGTAACGTTTAGTTTTTTCGCGAACGCGAAATGGACGTTCAAATCGCAGGCCACTTCCGGGCGCTATCTCGCGTTCGTATTATTCATGGGGATCATGGCAGGCCTGACGGGTTACCTTGCTGATACTGTTGGCGCTCCTCCCGTTGTTACCCTGTTAGCATTTTCCGGCTTTAGCCTGGTTGCCGGGTTCATCTACTCAAAATTCATTGTCTTTAGGGATGCGAAATGAAAATTTCTCTGGTCGTTCCGGTGTTTAATGAAGAGGAAGCGATTCCAATCTTCTATAAAACTGTGCGGGAATTTGAAGAGCTAAGACAGCATGAAGTCGAGATTGTCTTTATTAATGACGGCAGTAAAGATGCAACAGAATCAATCATAAACGCGCTTGCTGTGGCCGATCCGCTTGTCGTTCCTCTTTCCTTTACCCGCAATTTTGGTAAAGAACCTGCGCTGTTTGCAGGCCTGGACCATGCAAGCGGTGAAGCTATTATCCCGATAGATGTTGATCTGCAGGACCCAATTGAGGTTATCCCGCACCTGATAGAGAAATGGCAGGCCGGCGCGGATATGGTTCTTGCTAAGCGCTCTGACCGGTCCACCGATGGGCGACTCAAGCGTAAGACCGCAGAGTGGTTCTATAAGCTGCACAACAAAATCAGTAACCCGCAGATCGAGGAAAACGTTGGCGACTTCCGCCTGATGTCCCGGGATGTGGTTGAAAACATCAAGCTAATGCCAGAACGCAACCTTTTCATGAAAGGCGTCTTGAGCTGGGTTGGTGGCCGCACTGATGTTGTTGAGTATGCTCGCGCAGAGCGAGTTGCCGGGGATTCTAAGTTTAATGGCTGGAAACTGTGGAACCTTGCACTTGAAGGTATCACAAGTTTCTCTACGTTCCCGTTGCGCATGTGGACTTATATCGGGTTGTTCGTTGCTGGCCTGGCCTTCATCTATGGCGCATGGATGATCGTCGACACGTTAGCGTTCGGCAATCCGGTTCGTGGCTATCCATCAATGCTGGTTTCAATACTTTTCTTGGGCGGGATTCAGTTGATAGGTATAGGTGTGCTTGGGGAGTATATCGGCAGGATTTATGTTGAAGTTAAGGGAAGACCTCGTTACATCATCAAAAACGATCTCAAGGATAATCGGAAGGAAGATAAATGATTAGTCAGGCTTTGGAAAAAGAAACTCATTTAAAGTGGGTGTTATTCACTTTTGTTTTCGCTGTAGTGGCTGTGTTTTTTACTGCTATCCATCCGGTGACAATTATCTCTGGTGATGAGTGGATCAATCTTTCTTCCGGAAGGCAGGCGTATCCACAGTGGGGAGGTTTTAATCCAATTAAGGTTGTGCCTGAGGTGGCTTTCCCACTCTTTGGTAACATTGCCTCATCGGTCGTAATGCCACTTGGATTTACTTTCCTTGAAGCTATCGCCTATTTGACAGCTGTTTTAGTCGCACTTCTTGTGGCGGCGTTCCTTCATCAGTTTTATCAACTGATGCGGCAGACAGTTGGCCTGTCGACATACATAAGTTCAGTGCTTGTCATTTTCTACCTTTTGTGCCTGTTTGGTCTTTTCAGAACCCTTAACAATAATAACAGCCCTTATCTTCTTTGGGAGCAAAACCTTACCTGCTATTATCATTATGTGCTGCCGACCCTTATAAATGGAACTGTTTCACTTTACATGCTGAGGGTATCTACCGAGTTAAAACATCTATTTTATGAGAAACCTGTTTTTTCAGGTTCATTAATTCTTGCTATTTACCTGTGCGTTTTTTCTAACATTTTTGCAAGTGTTATACTTGCTGTGATGTGCGGAGTAGTTCTGCTTATAGATTTTATTAGAAACAGATTTAATATAGTATCAACAATCAAGGCTTTACCTTTCCATTGTATAGCTCTTCTAATGTGGATTATCTCAGCATTATTTGAAATGAACGGCGGTAGAGCTGATAATATGGCTAAAGAGCACTTAGATATCTCCGGGTCAGTCAACGCACTAATTTCACTATTCAAACTGACAGAGTTGACATTTTTCTGTGTTTTATCAGTAGGAATAATTTGCGGAATTTTTTTCTTATTTTTCAGAATGTCTGATGCTTCTAAAGCACGCAATTTCTTGGTGCTAATTGCTTCCGGCGCTATTACTACATTAGCTCTAATATTAATATGTGCTAAGGCCAGCGCCAATTATGCTTATAGACCTGTCGCGATGTGGGGTACATTTATGTACCTGATAGTGGCATCAAGTGTTGGGTTGGGTTATTTAATGGAGCGTGTAAAGGCAGTTCACTATATTGCTCCTATTGTGTTGCTTTGTTTGGTTAACAAGGCTACAGATCAGTATCATTCTTTGCGCGAATCTCATAACGGCAATGTACCTTTCTCCGTTGCTAACGCTATTGGACAGGATATGATAAATCAAGTTGTTAATGCAGTGCACTCTAATCAAAGGACCATGATTCTTCATGTTCCAAAAGGAGGAGGATACGGTAACTGGCCGTTCCCCACCACCAGAGGAAGGCAGATTTCTGAAACTCTTAAATCAAATGGATTGATACCTCGAAATATTGAGATAAAGATTCAGCCTGATAGAGAAATGAATGCAAAATATGGAATGCCAATTTAAATATATGCGCCCCGCGAGGGGCGCTTTGTTCATGACTTAATGTTTAATGATTCAACGTTCCCAGTACCACCAGAAATATTAACGGCAGTTGCTCCTGTTGTTAATCTGGCATGGTTTGTGTATGCCATATTGTAAGAACCACTCCCAAGAACGACTGCGTAGAGCATGGTTGCTCCAGTAACGTTATTATCCGAAGCGTTGCAGCGCGAGCAATTGTTTAAGTTAATTCCATTGTATGTGCCTGTTGTAGTATATCCTGCATCCAATATTGTATTTCCTAAAACGCGGATTCCTTCACATGCTGTAGCATCTATTCCATGCCCGCGAACTCTTCGAATTTGGTTATGGCTGACACTACCAAAGCTTACAGTATTCAAAACTATACCAAGACCTGCGCTTCCATTTCCGTCCACGATATTGCCGCTAATATTCGTTATATGGTTTGCAGATGTAGTTCCTGTCATAATCATATTAATACCTTTTAAAGCGGAGGTATAAATGACATTGTTTGTAATCTGCACGTCAGCAAATGTCTGGTTTTGGTAATCAGGAGTGGAGTTGGCCGGGTTATAGTACTGTATCCCATTATTGCAAGCTTCAATATTATTATTAGAGATAATTATACGTCCACATGAGCGATCCCCTATAAACACGCCATCGCTACATTGATGAATCTGATTTCCAGTGATAATCAGACCGAAGCAGTTTTGATGATCTATCGCATTATTTGGAAATCCACGCACAACGTTATCGGTGGTGCTTAAGTGGAACTGCGCAGATGCAGATATCCCTTGACAGGAAGAATCTGTGCCAGAGGCGGAAACAACAATGTTGTTACGCATGGTATTAAAGTAACCTTGAGATGTTCCAATCTGGTTCCTCATCAAAATACCCCATGCGCAATGGGTGCAAATATTACCCTCCATAACGGCATGTTCGTTCTCGTTGAACCAGATGCTACAGCGGTAATTACCTATGCCGAGCAGCCCGCAACTATCTATGACATTGTTTCGTGCAACAACACGAGAAGCGGTGCTGTAGATAGCTGTGCGTCCGGTATTCACAATTCTACAACTCTCAACAACTGTGCCGGGTGCTGTAGATTCCACATTAATTCCAAGAACTGTTGCGCCGTTGCTTCCTTCAATACGTATACGCCGAACAACATGGTCCGCATTTCTCACCCTCAAAACTGCATCATTGAAACTTTCTGGATTAGTAACAACAATTCCAAAGTTTTGTAAGATCACTGATGAGGTGTTATTTACGAAGCATCCAGCATTAATGTTAAATGTTGCGCCTAATCCATCAATAATTGTATTTTGTGAAATGGCAGCTGCTATTGCTGCGTTAATTGCTGTATGCGCCGTAGGAGTAGTAGCATCAACTCTTGGGAGCGCACCGAACATATACGGAGAAATGTACCCAACATTCATCCGGACCCAGGCAGCCCCACCTGATGTTTTGATAACCGTACCGTTATTGTCGGTGTAACCTGAACCAGCAAGTACCGCTCTGAACTGTCCACCACCGTATCCCGTACCGGCAGTATGCCCTTTAACCGTAATACGCTGCTTGTCGAAAGATGGCTCGATTGTCCGTAGCGTTGCAATGTCTGGACATTCGCCGATGTACTTTTCGCCATCGGGTTTAGCCAGTTCTATCATTACATCGGACGCCGAACCAGAAGCTGGCAGAACGACGATTGGTTGCCCTGCAGCGTTAAACGCCAGCAGCTTGTTTGCACGCTGATCAACAGGGGGCAGAATGGAGACTGAAGACTCAGGAACACGCAGCGTACGCACCAGGCTGACATTATCGACATAGTTCCTGGTCGCTGCATCCTGCGCATTTATCGGGTCACCGAGATTCGCGATCCTATAACCTTCTGCATTGAACGGACCACCAAATAGCGGACGGCGCAGCGCTAGCCCGAGATAAATAAAGGCACGCTGTATTGCCATCCAGAGGCGGTCGAAATCCTTATTCACTGTGTCGGCCAACAGATCGCCGTTGTCCTGGTAATCCGTTAACCGGTAGGTAGGAACAACACGTTCCAGCATGACCACTGCACCGCTTGCAGGTGGGGTAACGAAAACCACGTCACCCCCGCCGACGTTACCGACACCTGATACGGAATATCCGCTGGTAACGACAGTACCGTTGATTGATACCTGAATATCACCGGCATTGATGATATAGAACTCGAAGGGGAAAAGGGTCGTCAGACCGTTGGCGTTGTAAATAATATAGGGAGTCTGGTTGGGTACCGACATGATGCGAAACCTCTGGCAGGTTAGTAATCGACGTCGACCAGATGATCTCCGTCACTTAACTGCCAATCTTCGCGCGCATGCCCGGTCGGAATCCCGACCACTTTCCCGATACGTACGGGTGTCTGACTGATTGCGCCGGCACCAGAATCGATAAAGTCATCCGGCTGGTTGGTCAGCGCCGGATTGAAGTCACGCATCTGGTCATATACAGGGCCGTCCAGCACATCGGTGTGCGCCCACAGGAACCGCGACGACAGCGGCGCTTCAAACGCATCGAGGATACGTTTCTGCTTGTTGGTAATGCTGAATTCTTCGCGCACGCCGCACCCGGTACCTTTGAGTGCCTGACGCAGCAATTTACCCGCGAAGCTGCCGGGGCCGTTTACCTCAACGCATACAACCGGGATCTGATATTTGAGCACCAGCTCTTTGATCTGCGCCACCTGGCCGCCGGTGATTTTGTCGTTGTCATCGAATTCCGCCAGCTCTCCGGTAAGTTCCTGGCAAATGTGCCAGTACAGGTGTCCACGCGCATCGGTAAGCATCAGAGAGAACGCCGAAGCATCGGCCTTAACTTTGCCTGTGGCCACGTCCCACCAGGCGACCGCGCCGACGATTTGTACATTGCCAAGCCAGAGCGAGGCCGTACGGTTCGCATAGCGGATCTGCGGGTGAATGTTGTACTCACGGATGCGGTCAGGATCGAGACGAACGTCGCCGACGGGTTTACTGTGCAGCTGATACTGGCTATCCCACTCGTTAATCGTGCGCGTTTCTTTACGTCGATTCTCCATTTCCTCGCGAGTGAATCGCTCAGGCCAGGCGCAATCCGCATAGAAGTCGATAACGGTATCGGGCGCGGTGGCAAACTCAACACCGCTTGACGTAATTTTGTAGTCGACATCTTCCACCAGCAGGCGGGCGCTTTTATGGATCCCGGCGAAAACATATTCTGGCCGGAAAGATAAGTCGTAATGCAGCTGGGTGGCGTCTTTCGCCTCAACACGTTTTTCTTTCTCAAATAGCCGGATGGTCAGGCAGTCAGCACCCATAGACTCCACCTCGTCATAAAGGCTGTCATGCGTATGGGGCGTACCGATATAGAGTTTGCGGCCCCCCGGGATAAGGATGTGAGTCTGTTCGCCCAGGCGATAGCGCAGTTTTTCGCGCGCCTCAGGCGTCTGGATATTACGGGGTACCTCTACATCATCGTTCTGGCATTCGTTGGCACGGGCGGAGGTAACGTTAGACAGGATCCCTTTGGCATACATACTGCCGTTACGTAAATCCAGCGCGCCATTGACCCACCACTGTTCAACCGTCCCCTGACCGTCCGGCAGCATGCCTTTGGTAAGCGGATGGTTACGCAGAACGTTCTGTGTATCGCGGCTGGTTTTATACGCGGTGCCGTCAGATTCAGACTGATGCAGAATACGGTACTGACGGTCGCAGTAATACCGCCAGGCATTATACACCGCAAGGATCGTTGATTTACCGAAACCACGGAAACAGCGAAGCACCGCGAGGTTTCCGCGATGCTCCAGCCAGTGGCAGGCCTGATAGTGGCAGTCCGGAACGTCCCAGTTCATTCGCTCCGCCCACATTAAAAAGAAGGCGAGGAACGAAATCATTTTTTCCCTTTCTGCAGGCGCTCAATAATCGCGACCGCCTCTCGCTCAGCTTTTGAAACCTGCTGGCCCAGCGCAAAAGCTTCATCATCCTGACCAGGGTTATCAGAGGGTGTCCCTCCCCGCGTCTGCATGCCGATAAGGGAGTGGACCTTAATCAGCAGTGTCAACGACGCAGCTGCGTTTTTCTTATCCCAGTAGCGGTCGCCGCGTTCGTCTTTGGTCAGCTCGCTCGGTTTCTTGCCCGCCCCCGGCCAGTTATCCGGATCGGCTTCTTCGAGCACCACGTCAGTGAGTTTATCGCTCAGCGCGGTAAGGCGTGTTTTGTAATCCTGATGCATAAAAAAGCCCCGTAGTGAATACAGGGCTATGATGGAACAGTCCAGAGGTCGGAATCCCGACCGATTAACGCATGCCAGGATCAACCTGATTTATCAACGGTGCGATCCAGAAAAGGTTATTACCCGGAAGAAGCGTACGCACGTTATGCAGTACCCGATCACCGGCATCGCCATTAAGCACTCCAGCGGTAACATCAGTGATGGTATCGAGCAGGCCGAACGTTGGGCCAAGCGCGGAACCAATAAAGCCGCGGCTGGCATAACGTGACTGTGTTCCGGTACCGAGCAATGCACCCAGCCCAACCATCCCGCCGGATGCCTTTTCCGCCATATTATTATATTCCATCAAGGGGCCAAGAATACCGGATCGGTCAATACCTTCAATGACCAGTTTCTGAGGCGACCAGTCAACCTCTTTACCATTCGCGGACTGTTTAAGAGCGTACGTCAGTGCGCCGAGGCCAATCTGGAAAGCCGTACCGTAATAGAACTGCCCGGTCCCCTCCTGCAGGCCGCCCAGCGTGGCGCGGTTATAGGATGCGGTAGCGAACGATTTAAACTGGAAGATGGTTTTACCCAGCGGTGTGCTCGCCCACAGCGGTGTATCACCGATCCCCGGGGTTATAACGGTATTGTTCACATCTTTCAGCACCGCCGACTGGAAGACGCCAGCAACGTGCTGATCGTCCCATTTTTCAAAATTACCGATATGCCAGCCGTTGATTACCTCACCGTGTTTTTCAAACTCGCTGCGGATACGCGCGGCCATATTGTCGTTAATACCAAGCTTAGCCAGACGGCGGCCAGCGAACGTGCCGGAGAGAATGCCGTCGGACGTGATCATGCCGTTTACCGATTTGTTCATATCATCGAAGTGCCCCATCAGCGTGAGCTTGCCGAATGCATCGGTGACGCGCTCCATACCCGCTTCGATCGCCGTTGTTCTGGCAGAGCCATCCACCAGGTCGCCCATCGTACGCGCACGGGTATGCAGGATGGTTTCCAGCCCGACGGCCATTTTTAACTGTTCGGCACGGCTGGCCTTGAATGCCGGTGACCGCGTGATCAGCGCAGAGTAACCACGCATGGTATTACCAAAGCCATTAACCATCACACCGCGCGCGAGATCAGGAATAGCGGAAACCGTCATACCACCCAGTTTGGTGACGAAGTTAGCGCTGCGCAGAAATGCACCGGCGCGTACGAAAAATGATGATGGATCGTCAGGCATGCCGTAGGTGCCCGCCAGACGGTCACGCAGCGCTGTGATGTCGCGGATATCGTTATCGCGGGCTTTCGCCAGTTTCGCCTGGTCTTTGGGATTCTGGCGCATCAGCGTATCGTATTCGTCCTGAATATCCTTGAGCTGCTTTTCGAGCGATTTGTTACCGAATGCGCGCGTCAGCTCCACCTCTGCCGACGCCTCGCGGATGTGACGCTGCAGCACATAATTGGCGTCGCTCTCCAGATAATCTTTCATCAGGCGATCGGGAACGCTGAGCGTACGCGACCGGGTGCTGCCTGCCGCTTTCACCATAAAGACGTTTGCGAAATCCTGCGGGATTTTTGCGCCGACGATTTTATTGATCGTGGCGTCAGCAGTAATTTCAGCCTCTTCGCGGGACATGGTTTTCTCACCGCGCGACCACCAGTCGACCAGCATGTCGCGAAATTTATCGCGCTCGTTAACGATCTTGCCGACTTTGTAGACGCGCGGGAAATAACTCTCCTGCCCGATGGCTTTTAGCTCCTCGTCAGGTGGCAGCAGGCCAAGCTTTTGCTGCGCCACTTTCACCCGGTTAACAACGGTGCGCATTGCCTGCGCCGCTTCCTGCACCACCGAGTTGGCATGCACATCGCCGCTGCGCATAGCGTTACCAACTTCCTCGCGGAACTGGGAAAAGCTCAGGTCGCCCCCGGCGGCTTTATACTGGCTGTAGGCCTGCTTGTTGGTCACCACGACAGCGGCTTCTTCACGACGCCACCCGCGAACACGGGTTTCCGCCGCAATAGGTGTCTCAATTCCGCGGGCATTGCCCTGCAGTGTGTAGTTATTCTCTGCCAGCTCCAGCGCCGTACGGCGGGAGGTTTTCGACGGAGACTCCATCAGCCGGGTGAACGGTGTCAGATAGCTCCCTGCCTTACGTGCCAGTTTACCGACCGGTCCGCCAGCTGCCGGGGTGAGATCCTCGAGCGTGGCTTCACTGATTCGCGCCGCGCCGACGCTGCCCCCTTCCGGGAGTGAGGCGGCAGCCGTGTCCGTCGCTGACGTGATACTGATATTATCGAGCGCGTCAGCCACTTCACGCGTGGCCGCAGTGCGGACAGATGGCGATAACGCAGCGCCAGCGGCCGCAAATACACCGCTCATCAACGCACCAGCGGCGACGTGGGAGGCGCTTTCCCCCCACGTGCGGGTTATCTGCTGGTTATTCAGCGCAACCTCGCTCGCTGCTGTTGCCGCTGCACCGATTGCAGCCTGTGACGCGATACGGGCTACCGCGCCGCCCTGCGCGCCGGGGATAAACATCGATGCGACGGTGACCGGGTCCACCACTCCGGCGGCAATACTGGCGAGAACCCCCTCGCCGCCAGCCTCTGAAAGTACCCGGCGGTCCTCGTTTTCGTCGTCAATCTGCTGTTTCAGCCAGGCGGTTTCTTCCGGCGAACGTGAGTCAGCAAAAGCAGATCCCCATTGTTCATAACCGTGCAGCTCGTTTTTATCAGCATACGGATTGTATCCGTCTACCGGCTCAAACTGCTTTGCCGGGCGGAACATCTGACCCAGCAGGTTATTCTGACGGAATGCTGCGCCCCACACAGAGGGCTCATCCTGCTGAGGTGCTGGATTGATACCTTCAGGCAGAGGGACATCAAATCCGGAGGGTGCCGCCAGGACGTTACCCGCCGGAATGAACCCGTTATTCAGTTCTTCAGGAGTGGCGTATACCGGCATTATTCAGTGCTCCACGAAAAGTAATTTTTAACCCTGTCCATACGCTCGTTGTGCAGGCGCTTATATTGTTCGTCGAGCGCACGGTGTTTATCTTTGAACCCGCGAATGTCCTGACCGCGCTGCAGCTCATTACGATCGTGTTCTTCGCGCTCTTCCTGCATTTTTTTGTATGGCGCCCACTCTTCTAGCGACGGTTTCCAGCGCATAGGCCTACCATACGAATCGTAGAACGGCTGTACCGCCTCAATTCCATCCTTATCTTTTGTACGCACCATAATGGCGTAATCGCCATTTCGGGCCGTCAGCACATCAGGCGTTATCTCCAGATCGCCGCCAATTCGCGACTCCGGCGTTTTGCTGGTAACAGGTGCAGCACTACCAGAAGTGATCCCAAGCTGCGCTGGGCTGGTGGTGATCTCGCCCTTGCGCTCGCCGTACATCAGGCTTTCTTTTTCTTCTTTCCACTGTGCCGCCTGCCAGCCTGACGGACCGTAGTTATAGAGCGCCTCTGGCGCGTATTTCATAAGTTTTGCGTCGCCGTTAACCTCGCTGATACTCCAGGTGCGGGCGATCTGCTGGTTGGTCATTTTCTTCGCTGCATCAGCATTGCCGCCTGCGGTGCGGTAATTGATGTCGTACAGCGACTGGTAATCATTGCGAAAGCGTGCGGCTTCCGGCGTCTGGTCGTCAGCTGATGGATTACCCCAGCTAAAGAAGCCCGACATACTGCTCACAGCAGAATCCATCGCTTTGCCGCGGTCTTTTTTGTACTCCTTAGTGCTCTGGGTTGATGCCAGCTGCGCTTTGAGGGCGTCTGTCTGGTTGTAGGTCAGATTCTGCGCCTGCTCGATAGCGGTTTCGGATGCCATGCCGGAATCGGTCAGTTGCTTAACGGTGAGATAAAAGCCCTGCATATCCTTTGGCATATCGCCGACAGATGCGGGATCTGTGTCATACAGACGGTTGAATAACTCAGCACCCTGACGAACCACCTCGGGACTGCGCGCACGGGAAATCGCCGAGAGCTGGGTGGTTACCTGCGAAGGAATGATCCCGGTCTGGGCCACCTGCTGCACAATCCCGTCATGGGTAGTGGCGTCGTTAATCAGGAAGTTTTGCGCCGTTGGCGTGGCGTCGGCGGCTTTTTGCATGGATTTATTGGTAGGGTCGAGTTTCTCGCCCATAGACAGCGCTTCGTTAAAACGACGGGTATCACGCTGCGCCTGTATCGCTTCATTGCTTTTCTGAACCAGCGCGCCGAGCTTGCCATACGCATCGAGCTTGAGCGCATAATCAGGGTCATTTGCCTGAGGCTTTAACTTTGCGATTTCTGCCTGCTGCTGTTCCGGGGATACGTACTGTATCGCCTGGAAGGTTTTGGCGTTGTTGACCGCGATATCGAGCTGCTTAACTGCCTTTGCCCCTTGTTCACCGTACGCAAACATAATTGATGCCTTATCGGGCATCGCGTCAGGCACTTCCCCGTTGTACAGCTGCACCATCGTATTATTCAGGATGGGGTCGATTTGCTCGCGCAGGGCTGTGCGCTGCTCCCGGATTTTCGACTCAGCGATGTTATCGATTTTGTTAACCGACACAGGATCGAGACCGGTTTTATTTTTACGGTACCGGGCCAGCCACCCGCGAGTTTCCGCAGGTAGCTGCCGAACAAAATCAGCCTCAGATATTTCGCCTTTACGTGGGTCTCCGGCTTTCGCGATCAGCTTGTCAACGTTACCCATACCCCAGTTATACGCAGCACCAGCCAGCGTTTCCGAGCCATATTTACCGTACAGCTGATTTGCGTAATCACTCGCCAGCAGGGCATTTTGTTCTTCATCTGCCGGGTTATATTCAACTCCGCGCTTCGCCGCCAGCTCTTTGCCCGTGTCCGGCATCAGCTGGTATTTACCCTGCGCACCGGCTGGAGAGGTTATAACGCTGCCGTCAGCATTAAAATGCTTACCGCCGGATTCAACAATCCCGATAGCGCGCATATCCAGCGCACCGGTATCTTTCACGGGAAAATCGCCATTTAACCAGCCCTGAGGGTTGGTAACGGCATAGTTCTGGGCTCGCTGGTCCATAGCACGTAAGTTGGCCTCAGAAACAGCCTGGTCAATTTGTTCCTGCGACCAGCCTTGTGCCTGGCCATACAATGAAATGGAGTGCTGCCGGGCGCTGCGAATCAACGCAGCGGCCTGCGGATCATCAAACGCCCCCGCTTCCTGTTCAACGGACGATTTTACCGTCGCGTCGAGTTGCTGGCGCTGGGCCTGTTCGGTCTGGCTACGCTCAAAGCTGTTGTAGGTGCTGGCACGGCGTATCTGACCAGCTTTCCATTGCGCATCGAAATACTGTAACTGGCTCTGTGGTACGCGTTTGCGAGCTTCTTCGTAGTCGGAGGAGTCCAGCTTGTCCATGTCCAGACCAACGCCAGAGGACTTAAACCCCTGCCGGGTTACCAGTGCGCCGGTCTCCGGGTTCTCCCAGCGGTTGCTGGATTTCGCATCGAGATCGGTAAGTATCGCCTGGGTAGCGGCCACGTCAGCTTTATCCTGCGTACGCTGCAAATCATCTACAGTCTGACCCAGAGCAGCCCCCAACCCGGCTACAGCATTACCTATCTGACCAACATTACTGACCCCGACCCGGGTTGGATTAGCCTGCGGCGTAACGTTGCCAAAATTACCCGTTGGAATTCTCACGGTTATTTACTCCCTGCTTTTTTCCAGCCGTTGTACGCTGTGCCACCCGCGCTCAGCAGTGAGCTGCCCGCGCTGATGTAGCCAGATGTTGAAGCATTACGGCCGCTGATGCGGTCAGCCGACGCCTGCGCATTGAGCCGTGCGCTCTGGTTCGCACCGTTCAGAATGGTTTGATACGCATCCTGCTCAGCATCACCGGTAATACCCGACGTGATGCGCAATGCCGTACCTTCACCAGTTTCCACACCCGACGCTGCCAGTGCTGCATTTGCCTGTGCTGCCTGTGCCCTGCCCGCCTTACGGATGCGATCAGCTTCTACGCGTGCAGCTGCCTGCGCAGCTTCTGCATCTGCTTCCGCCTGCGCCGCCTGATAGTTGGACATTTTCTTTTGCTGTTGCCCGCTATAGACCGCGCCACCAGCCGCAAGAACAGACGCACCAATTGCAGCCACCTCTAACCCGGTACACATCGTTACACCTCTTTTGAATAAAGCAGACCGGTACGGGACAGGCCGAGACGTGAATACAAATCACCGGTGCGCTCTTCATGCACGCCCGTGGTGATACCCATATTTATGATCGCAGCGCCGTGTTCTTCCGCCCAGGTAATGAATGCTTTTGCAAGGCGCGGGCCCGCCGTGCCGCCGCGATGTTCCTGCGCGATAAACAGCCCATACTCAAAAGCCATTAACTGGCGGCTGAACCACTGCTCAGCAATCCCCCCGGCCAGCCAGCCGATTACCGTACCGTCTTTTTCTGCCACCAGCAGGCAGCCGGCAGGTGATGAAATTAGAGTGCGGGCGAGCTCTGCGCATTTTTCTTCATCAAAAGGCGAATTCTGCGAATAGCGGGACTCGATATACATCCTCGCGCCCAGCTCGATCAGCGCCGGGATGTCCCCGGCCGTTGCGTTACGTACCATGTCAGCCCCCGTTACTGGTGAACGTGAAAATAATTGCGAGAAGGTGGAATGGCAGCGGCTGGCGCTGCTGAATAAGCAGAGTGTCTTCCCCCCGCTCCCAGCCGAGTTTTCCCCAGAAGTGATCGCCGGTGAAAAGCGGTGCTGGCTGGTTAAGGATTTTTGGTCCGAACCTGCGGAACGGAATAACCTGGCCGTTGCACTCTGCGCCAGTGGTTTCGAGAAAACGCATTGTCACTTCGCTGGTGCGCTTCTTCGCGTTCTGCGTTGTCCCCTCAGTGGTCTGAACCTCTGGCGAAAGCGTTTCGATCGTACTTTCGAAGTGCAGGCCGATCTCCACACTTTTTGCCGGGCGTGAGAGGGTGATTTGACCAGAGGATACGGTGTACTGCGGCATAACCGCACCGTCTGCCACTACATCAACCGTCTGGCCCTCAAGGTGAGCAAGACCGGACCACGTGGCAGACCCACCGCTGCTGGTGCCGGTTACAGCGGCATCGGTATAAAGATTGGTGTCGAAAACTTCGACATAACGAACGCTCTGGCCATTTATCTCACGGCGAACAATCGCGTAGACCACATCGTCAGTATCTGACGGGATGGTAGCCACCGACTCAAACGCACCGTCAGTGACCTGACGTGACCAGGCAATAACATCCTGAGCGCGATCGATAGCCATCGTGACCGCAACGCCATCCGCCCTGACCATCCAGATAAACGCATCCGGCTGTTGCTGGTATGCCATATCCAGTACGCCGCCAGAGGTGATGTGCTCTGCCAGCACCGTCATATCGTTGGCGGAATAGGAAACAAAGCTGTCGGGGTCGTACGCTACCGCATAGAGCTTGCGGCCAGCACGCTGGACGAACATGATTTCGGTACCAACGCGCACCGGGCGGATCCCGTTACAGCCGTATGGACTCGGATTTTTCACCGAAATATTGGTCGGTGTAATGGCCGCATCGTTGCCGGAGGTGATCGTAAACTCGCCGCCGTAGGTCAGCGCTATCAAGGTATTCATCTGCGCCAGATGCACAATCGGGTTGAGCTGGTCAGAAGACAGCGTGAAGCTGATCGCGTCATCATCTTCAGTGCCGATCTCAAAGGACAGATAAACGCCCGTTTCACTCCACCAGATTGTTTGCGGATACTTCGGCGAACCCGCCAGTACAAGGCGTTGCTGGTAGAGCGTGACCGCACCAGGATAGCCAAACGTATCTGTCCAGACCGTGTCCTCCCGCGTCCACGAACCCGGTGATGCTGCCTGCGTTGCCGTCAAATCGCTGCGGATGGTACCGACGGCAATCTGCGCACTGGTGATGCTCTTTATCAGCACCAAACCGTCATTAAGGCGAACGTAAGAACCCACATCCTGAGCAACCCAGCCAGTACCGGTGAATGGTGGGCTTGGGTTATCACCCGGATCCGCATCGCTCAGGGTCAGCGTAATTTCCGAGCCAACAAACTCTTTGACGGACGGTTTACACCATTTCTGCGGGGTATCGCGTACCTCATCGAACGGCTCAACAATGAACGGAGCAGGCTCAAGCACCCAGTCGGTTTGACCGCGGCGCTGGAGGCGGTGAGGTTTTACTGACTGATGAACCAGAAACATGGTGTCAGCGCCCTGGACATAATTCACGGAGGGCAGCATATCGGCGGTGTAAGGGCTGGCGATTTCATACGGCGTATTGTCTTCGTTGACCAGCTGCTTACCATTCTGAAAAATGCGCATATAGCCGTCGCCGAATTCCAGCATGTAAGCCTGAGAGCGGTTGAACACATAGGGAATGAGCCGGGATTTTTTACTGCCGTATTTAGTCGCCGCCGCAAAGCGGGTACCAGGCCTGCGGATTACGCCACCCTGCACTACCACTACAGCGTTTTCAATAATTTTCGCGCCATTGGCGTAGCGGGCAATATCAACGCGCCCCATCAGGCGCGGGGAGACTTCGCCTGCGGTGAAATTGGTTTTAATGAGGTTCGCGCGCATGTCAGAACCTCGACTCATAAGTTGGGTAGCCGCCAAGCTCTTCCGGCGGGTCTTCCTGACCATCAACGGCTTTAGCCTGTTTAAGCAGGAACGCGGCCTCCTGAGCAAGGCTATCGCGCAGGCTGGTAGAGCCGGTCACCGCGTATGCCAGCTTAGACTGCATCATCATTTCAGCCACATCCACCAGCGCGGCATCCCACGTGGACTCGTCCTCGTTACGGAATATATAACGCAGGCGAATCACATCAACATTAGCCAGCAGCCGGCTGCCCTCAATCCGGTAATCAATATCGTCGCGTGGTTCGCCGACCGACAGAACGCGGATCAGGTCGCCGGGCAGAGAAAACTGATAACCATACCCGAAGACAGGCGCAGCGCTGACAGGCGAGAGCACAACGCGTTTGATCGCGCAGTTCCACGGGTGAGCGCGGAGTAATTTATTGCGGACAGTAGGGTAAAGGTTGGCGCAAAGACGGGCATGATCCGTGTCTTCGTCGAAATCATTTATCGGGTGAGCACCCAGCGCCAGAAGTGCATTTGAGCAGATAGAGACACTCGAAGTCATGGCATAACCTCAGATGAAAAAAGGCCGGGGGAACCCCCGGCAAAAACACCAGCGGCTTAAACAACAAAATCGATGGCGACGACTTTTTTCTCGTTGGCACGGCCAGCACCATAAGACGCATCAACAGAGATCTGAATGGTGTTGTTTTTATCGCGACGTGGACCGATATCGACGTTGTACTCAGCGCCGGTACCGAAATGCACAGCTGACTTACACCATGCGACGGCTGTTTTGGTGGTTACAGCCGGATCGCCATCGGTCACAGAATCCAGCTTTTCGTAAGCCAGCCACTTAAAGCCGAGCCAGTTGCCGGACACAGCGCCTTCCTGCAGCATTTTCACCGCCATAAAGTCGGCAGAAGTCAGAGTGGTATCGCTGAGGATCTGCGTCAACATGTCGGCGTTGTAGGTGATATACAGCTCTTCACCGTTCTGCTCGTCACACTCGTTACGGCGGAACATCGCTTTCGCAGCGATCAACTTGGCTTTGGTCATCCCTGTACCACCAGCAACGATTTTTTGCGACGCAGGCAACGCCACTGGCGCATATGCCCCGCCGCTGGACGTTTTACGCAGAACGGTATCGAGCAGCGCACGATAAACAACATCGTCTTTTTTACGGTTGGCGGCCGCCAGGGTAAGCTGCAGGTATGGTCCCTGCGGGTCGGCCAGCAATTTACGCAAGTCGCGTTTTTCAACAGGGACAAAAACACCGTAGTCCGCCATCAACGCATTACGGGTGCCAGCTTCTGGCAGGTCCCATACAGTGTCACCGAAACGCGTGGTGATCTGCGTCATTTCGATGGTACCCATATCGTTGATGGTGAACGCTTCGCCGGTGATCATCCCACGGTCGTTTACCGCTGCCTGCAGGCGAGAATCCTTCTGCTGCGCGGCGATTTCGAAAGAATCATGAAACTGCGTGACAAACGCAGCGGTGATCATGTTCTTATTGGCATCAAATGACATAACAATCACTCCAGAAAATATCGCCTGCTGGGGTATCGGTTTCCCGGCCCAAATCTGCACAATGCGGGTGGCGCTTACGCACTGCGGGAGAAATCAGGTATCCGGCGTCCCCGCCGGGCTGTTTGTGGGGAGATTGTTAGCGAGGTGCGCGGTCGGAATCCCGACCAAATGAAAAAGCCAGCGGTTCAGGCTGGCTTTTGGTGTTGTCGTCGTGACATGTCACGCTACGGTTTGATCGCCGTAACGCTTCTGGTAATACGCTTTGACCTGTGCAGATACGCGTTCATGGTCGGCGTGTTTCGGATCCATATACGCCGGGGATTTCATCAGGTCGCGAATGGTCTGCTGCTCTTCGAGGTTCACATCGCCACCGGCTGGCGCATCTTCCTGCATTTCCGCGCCGACTTTTGCCAGCATACGGATAACCATCGGGTTATTGCCGATCTCGTCGATACGGCCTTTGTCAGCGTCTTCCGCGAGCGAGTTAAACGCGCGAAAAGCCAGACCGATGTTCTGCTTAAACTCCGCGTCGGTTTTCCACACTTCGCGCAGTTGAGTGGTGGCGGACTCAGAATCCAGCGCTGCGGCACCGCCTACCAGCTCAGGAGCACGCTGCGCATATTCACCCAGGATGAAACTCATCTGGTCGTTGGTGATGCCTTTGGCGTGCGCAGTTTTCATAAAGCTCTGCATGCGAGGATCGGCTTTGAATTCTTCCCAGTTGAATCCCTCGACCTCTACCTTAGGCGCATACTCATCTGACGTTTTCGGTGGTGCGTCGCCGCTGCCCATGCGTTTTTCAATGTGAGTGTAGCTTTCCGCCAGTTTGCGGGCAGAGCTTTCAATACTGAGTTTTCCGTCTTCGCCCATAACGCGGAATTTCTCAGGTAGCCAGTCATTCGCACCCTGCTCGCCCGCGCCGGTGCTGAGCAGAGAATTACCAGAAGGTTCACCAGCACCCGGATTATTGCCGCCATCTTCACCACCTCCGTTACCGCCGTCCGGCTGTTCTGCACCCTGCTCTGCGTTCATGAATAAGTGTTTAAGCTTCCACATCGTCTTCTACTCCATCGGCCTTGTTGATTTCGCGCAGGATGTAATCCAGTACGGATCGCTGCCCTGCTCTGTAACACGTTTCGCGGTCGCCCTCGGTACCGCCGGGGACATACGCAGCGCGCCCAAAGCGGCGCGTTAATTCTTCCAGCACCTGAGAACCACCAGGCATTTCCTCGAAAATGCGCTTAAAGTCCTGAGGCGTAGCCTGTTTTATTCTCATTGGTTACCTGCCAGTCGTTGCCCTATTGCCGCGCCAGCTGTCTGCCCTGCGGCCCCAGCTGCCTCGGTGCCAGCCTGCATCATGAGCTGCTGCTGTGCGGCCTGCTGCTGTGCTTTCTGGCGCTGGTCGCGGAGATCCGCCACAGCATCGGATGAGCGAATAACCTTCGCCGGGACGCCCAGCGCATCGGCCACAACGCGCGTGGCCTCGTCGGTATCGATGAGATCAACAACGTCCTGGCTGATGCCCGCGAGGTTTTGCACGTTAACGCCGAGGCGTTCGATTGCCGTCACGTCTTCCAGCTTCTGGGCGCGTGCCAGCGGTGAGATGTAGCGCACGTTGAAATTGGCGTTCTGCAGGCTCTCAGGCGGCGGGGAGAAAATACCAGCGCGGTAAGCGATGCCGAAGCAGCGCACAACCAGCAACTGGAGATATTCAGCCTGGAACCGGCCATACACCGGGCCAAGCAGCTGCCGAATCAGCGCGACACGCACGTGCACTTCGGTGGCGGTCATGGCTGGCCCGTCCTGCGGCTGCAGTTGGTCGGCCATCATGATTTTGCGGATTGACGCCTGCAGGCGATCTTCTGCGGTGAAAGCTACCTGGAAGTCCGCTCCTGTGAGCAACGGTTTCATGCTGTCGGTGCTGTTCGCCACGATGATGCGGCGCGGGCCGACCTTGACGGTACGCGGGTTGAGTACGCCGTCGTCTTCTGCAATCCACATGCCTGAGATAGCCAGATCCTGCGCGGCTTTCTCCATGCGTTTGGTTTCGTTCAGCTCTTTGCAGTCCGGCAGCGCGTCGTACACCGGTCCGATACCGTAGGAGCCGCCGGGGATTTTCATCCAGCGCGGAACGCAGCACGGGAATTCGTGGTAGCCGGATTCGCGCACCACCTGCTTGTTGCTCACGTCGACGTTAAACGATGCAAAGCGCATGTTCTTCGCCAGGCGGGCATCGACCATGTAGGTTTCGCGCGGGAAAATGCAGTGCAGGAAATCAAATTTATCGTCGGGCTTTTTCTTCGCCGCGTCGCGGATCTTCTCGCTGACCTTGTCCGCGCCGAATTCTTTGATTGCCTGCTCAGCGGTCAGCTGGTAGCGGCGGTATATCGTGTCCACGATGCCGTCTTTGCGGGTGGAGGTGACATAGCACTGCGCCAGCGGCCACTGCTGGAAGGTATAGCCGCCCTCTTCGCGGTCTTCGTCGATGTACAGGACGAACCAGCCGGCGCACACCACGTCGAGATTAGCCTCGTAGCCCTCAGCGTCGAAGTTGGCCGCGTGGATGTTTTCCCATACCAGCGTGGCGCACTCAGACAGCCAGGCTTTGGCATCGTCCGGCAGCGATTCGCTGTCGAGGTTCAGCCATTGCGCGTTCGCCGGGGTCATGCCGGACATGAGCGCAGAGGCCAGCATACGGGCGCTGTCGGTGGCGGTACCGTCCAGTAGCTTCGCCACCTTATGTTTTGCGCTCTGAGCATCGAGCACTTCGTCAGAGAATCCCGCGCCGCGCAGCGGATAGGTGTAGTCATAGCACTCGCGCCAGACGCTTTCATGCTGCTGGCGGTTGGCTTTCAGCGTGTCGGAACGCTTAATCAGCTTAACGGCGAGTTCATCCATCAGTTACGCCCCCAGAGTGTTTTTCTGTTGCGCTGCCTGCGCGCCAGAGGACAGCAGAGAGCTGCCAGAATCAGCCGCACCCTCAGCACCACTGGCGAGAAGGGACGAGCCTTTCTTGCGCTTCTTGCGCGCTGCAGCATCTGCGTTTGCCGCTTTTGCCGCTGCGTCGGCAGCCGCATCCGCTTCGGCCTGCGGATCGGTCTGTACGACCTTAGGTGCTCCACCTCCACCTCCACACATAGCGATCCCCTCTTAGCCCGGAACGTGCCAGCCGTGCTCAGTCAGAACGGGCTTACCCGTAACCGGCTGGCGTTTGCCCTCGTCGTTCGTCACGTAGCCCAGCGGCGCGGCGGGCTCCGCCGTGGTGGCCTTTTTGACGAGCTGGAGGAATTCGATATTGTCGGTCAGCTGCTGGTCAGCCAGGTCGGTGTAACCCAGCGTTTCAAACCGGGCGATGATGGCCGCGCCCTGCTCGTTGATGGTACCCAGCAGAGTATTGCGCTCAGCGAGTAAAGCATCGTCCAACAGACTGGCAACGCGCTGCTGGATAACGTCCTGCTCTGCGCGCTGGCCATCAGCGTTAAGCGTCTGGATCTCAGTCGCTGTAAGGCGGTTCTCTGCGTCCGTCTGCTGCTCAGTGCCGGTTTCAGGCTCCTGCCCTGGTACTTCGACGGTTTTCTTTGGTCGGCCCATTGTGTTGGCTCCTGTGATGATTGAGCCGTAAGTGTGAAATGGGGTGGCGGTCGGGATCCCGACCAAATGGGAAATTTGTTAAAAAACGGTCCGATTTAACATAATGACCGTTACGCGCACCGGCAAAAGTGGACTCATTACGTTAAATGCGTGAAGCGGTTATTTGTTGCGGTTTACTGGCCGAAAGGAGTGAAAATGGACTGCATAAATCGTGCATAAAACAGGGCGGTTTTTGCATAGCGTTTTTTAACCGGTGAGTGCCCTGTTTTTGCATGTTTTCATGAGGTATAAGCTTTTGGCAGAGTGCGCAGGATGTGGTTCTTGCAAGCTGCCAAAACCTTCGGCTGCATCAGCGTACGCTTGAGCTCACGGAAATGAACTACCTGACTGTTTCGCAGAGTAAGATCCCACTGGATAAATTCATCACCGGCGTCCTGAACCACGCAAACATACTGGTCGATAAGCTGCCCGCCGTGCAGTTCGTAGTTATCAAAACGGGCATCGGCCAGCAGCTCGTTAACGTGTGAATATTCCTGCATATCATCCTCCTCTCAAACTCGCTTCGTGCGCCAGGCGTAAACAAAGCGCCGTGATGTGACCTGTGCTGGCAGCTCGGAACGTGGACGCTGAGTTACGTAGCACCAGAAATCGATCAGCGCTTCACCCGTGTGGTGGTTCGGCGCTGCACCCTGCTTCCAGCCGATGATAGCAGACTTTGACACGTCGAGCTCTCTGGCAATCTCCTGGAGGGGAATGCCGCTGCGCGTGATGTCGTTAATCACCCGGAACCAGTCTGTTTTGAACGTTGCGACAACTGGCATGGGTCACCTCGCAAAACGCGCGTGCGCGCGAGCATAGAGAGCGATTTTATTGAGCTTCTGGCGCTCGTTAATCGCCGTGGTGGAATCAAATCGTATTTGCATATCGCTACCCGCAATAAATTACTTGTTCGGCCTGTACCAGCCTGTACCCACCTGTACCAGCTCTTTTCAAACCTTTTCCCCAAACGACTTATATATATATATGGGGTTCTTAGTAATTAGGTTGGTACAGTTGGTACAGTTGGTACTAGCCTTTAAATTCAATTAGTTAAAATGTACCAACCTCTATTTCGAGGCTGGTACAGGTTGGGACACCGCCTCAAAAATTCGAGTCATTTTCCCGTCAACACGACGCTGAACACGCTTATAACCGCAATTCTGCAAAACATTGCTAATTCGCATTTCTTCGCGTTTTCCAATGCGGTCAGGATTTAAGCCAATCGCATCGCGCAGAACGTCGCTAGCGCGTAAAAATTCGCAATTTCGCGGAATGTCGTTAGTCATCAGGTCAGGCGTGTCGAGCCATTTCTCGACCGTTTCGAGCCATGCGTCCTTGATGGTGTACTGCTCGTGGACACTCGCACCGAGCCGCTCAGCATCGCGGAACTGGATGCCACCGAGGCGCTTAAACGTCTCGCGAGCCTCAGCCCACAGCAACAGCAAATCGCGCTTAATGGCCTGCACATCGACGCTTGAGACTTCGACAGGAAGCCACCGGCGGTTACCGGTCTTATCCGCGAGGAATTCGTCCTCGTTGGTGGTACCGACGAATACCAGACGACGCGGGAACTGGGTGGCGAACTCACGATACTTAGGGATCCAGTTCTCATGCGTGCGCGTTACGAATGCCTTGATGGATTCCAGCTCTTTGGTATTGAGGCCGCGCAGCTCGCCAATCTCCGCCACCAGACGCCCGCGCATCTTGCGTGCGAGGTCATCGTCTTTCTCAGCGAAAGAGATCTCGGTGAAGAACGCCGGGTCGGGGCTCAGCGCTTCCACGCCGGAGGACTTCCCGCAGCCCTGCGGACCGACGAGGATTGGCACCATATCGGCTTTAACACCGGGCTCCAGCACCCTGCCCGCCAGTGCCGTCCACATGTACATGGACACCGCGCGGGTGTATGGCGTGTCGGCGGTACCGAAGTGCGTATGGTAGAAAGTTTCGATGCGTGGCACGCCGTCCCACTCCAGCCCGTTCAGCCAGGTGGTCGCCGAGTCGAAAGGCTGTTCGTCAGCGGCCAGCAGCACCACGTCGCGGATGAGCTCGCGCCCGACAGGCTTAAAGCCGCGCTTTTCCATCGTGATGCGCAGGCGCGCATAGTCCGCATCGGTGAACGCCTGCCACTGGCCGGAGCCTGCCGGGGCGAACATGATTTCGTCACGGAACTGGTCGAAGCGAATATCGATGTCCACGAAGTCAGCACGCACAACGGCTTTGGCCGCGTTGCTGATGGTGGCCTCGATGCGGCCCCATTTGTCGCGCTCGAACGCTGGCAGCGGTAACGGCTCAGCAACGTCGGTGCTGGTCAGGTCTTCGAAATCGTCGTTGCGGATCCCGATGGCGTTAAGGAAATCGCCGTCGTCACGGTGCGCGCAGCTGGCGTGCAGGCACTTGAAATGCCCCTGTTCAAAGCCCGCGGTCCCGCCCGGGAAGTAAACCGTACTGGTCGGGTCGCCACCGGTGCTGTGGCCATCCTCAAACGGGCAGCGGATATAGCGCTCGCCGTTCGCGCCGTCCAGCAGCGTCCAGCCGTTCGCGTCGAGATATTCGGCTGTATCGTCCGTCGCGCCGGGCGTGAAGGTTGAGCGGTCGCGCATCTTTGTGCTACCCGCTTCAGTGGTGACCGACACTGGAAGCTGTTCCGCCAGGCGCTGCCACAGCGTTTCGAGCTGGTCAGCAGTTATGGCTGGGGGCTCGTCCGGCAGACCGCCGTCCCATTCGATACGCGCGCCGCTGCTGTGCGTACCGCAGGCAACGAGCTGCTGCCCGTTCGCCAGCAGCTCGATAATCCCCATATCACCCGCCAGACGGTGGATGCGCTTACGGAAATCGCCGTCAACGGCCAGCAGGTACAGGCATTTGTTGCTGTTTGCGCGCCAGCGACGCGGCGGCAGCTCGCCCAGCAGCTGCACCAGCGTTTTGCGAATATCGGCCTGGATATCTTCATCTTCACTGTCGCAGTCCAGCGCAAGCCAGCCATGACCTGTACGCACGCAGATGCCGTAATCCGGTTCGTTTGACCAGCGAGAAAAGTCACGGTCTGTAACGACGTACTCCGTCCACTGAGCAATACCGGTGACCAGGCGGTCGCGGTTATAGCGGCTAGGCGTCTTGCCCAGCGCTTTCAGTTTACTGTCGGGGGAAATGGCTGCGCCCGGGTTGCACACGACCGGCAGTAGCTGGTCAGTACGTCCCAGCACCAGATCGAAGTGGAACCATTCGTCAGGCGTCGCCCCCCAGATCTTTTTCTCTGGCATGGGTTACGCCTTTTGATGTTCTAAATTTTCGCCGTTTAATAGCCAGTCAGGATCGCATTTCAGAACTTTTGCCAATTCAAGAATGAAGCTGGTACGAGTGGCACGCCCGGACTCAAGGTACTGAATAGACTGCTGGCGCATGCCAACGCTTTCAGCCAATGAAGTTTGGGTTATGCCTAAGGCTTTGCGGCGCTCCTTTATGCGTGAAGCAAGGGTAGAACTGGTCATTGTGTAAGCCCTCAGGTGTTTACAGGTTTACTTGTAATTACCTCACAGGCACCCTTGTTTGTCAAATACAGATGTATCTGTAATTATAAACGACAGAAAAGGAGTCATCATGAATCTTGCCAACCGAGCCAAAAAGCGCAGAACAGAACTAAACTTAACTCAGGTCGAAGTTGCTAAACGAGCGGGCATAAGCCAGCAGTCGATTGAAGCTATAGAGAATGGAAAAACACTTAAACCACGTAATCTTCTTGCTTTAGCGTCAGCTCTAGAATGCGATCCTAAGTGGTTACTTCTTGGGGGTGATGTCGTCACAGATTTCAACTACGGAGCCCGGAGGGTGCCTATTCTAAGCTATGTACAAGCAGGAGCTTTCACAAGCGCTGAACAGCTTCATGAAGAAGGTGATTTCGAATACATCCTCACTACAGCTGAGTTATCAGAGAGTTCATTTGCTCTCCGTATACGCGGAGATTCGATGGAACCGGAATTTAAAGAGGGAGACATCGTTATAATTGACGCTGACGTATACCCTACTCCAGGTGAATTTGTTGCAGCATGCAACGGTAGTCATGAAGCAACATTCAAAAAGTACCGCCCGGTAGGGATTGGTGCTAAAGGTGAAGAAGACTTCGAACTTGTGCCCTTAAACAGCGATTACCCCATTTGTCGCTCATGGGAAAAACCCATCAAGATCATTGGGACCATGGTAGAACACCGCATATTCCGCAGAAAGAGATAACCGCATCCTTACTGTCAAACAAAGAGGGCTTCGGCCCTCTTTTTTATTGCCCGTAAAAACAAGTAATTAGGTTTAACATGCATTTAATTACCAGAATACCTGTTGACGAATTTACAGGTTTGCTTGTATTTTTATCACAAGTCGAACGGCGCGACTCTAAACCATGCGTCGGGACCGTGGCGGGACAGGATGTCGGCAATACGGGTCAGTAAGTTCCCTTTGGGGTGCGGTGAATTGCAGTCCACCGAGACAAGCCGAAGATCAGCACCGGCCACCGCACCGCCAAAGTGAACTGAATGAGGAATAACCTGTGGACGATTACGAAGCATATTTCGATAGCCTGAAAGAAGGCGAAGAAGCCCTTAGCTATGAAGAGTATCTCGCCGCTTTAGCCGCATCTCCCATCCCCTGAATCATCCATTGCTGTGTGTAGTCTTTGCCCGCCTCCCATGACGGGCTTTTTTCATGCCTGAAAGCGCATTCAGTGCAGTGCGCTCCCAGACATGAAAAGGAGCACTACCGATGAAACCTGAACACCTCCACCGGCTGACGGGGCGCGATGTGCTCCGCTGGCGCCGCAAACAATTCGACATCTTCACCGGTCTGGCCCTCGCTACTGCGTTCGGCCTGGCTATTACCTTCATTCTCCTTGTAGCGAGGACCGCAGTATGAGCTTAGAAACCAGTCTCGAACTTAACAACCAGCTGCTGACGCAGCATAACGCCCTGCTTGAACGCCTTATCACTGCCCTCGCCTCTGGCGTCGCTCTTCGTCCGGACACCGTCGCGCAGGTTCAGGAATACCGCGAAACGGTACCGGAAACCAAAGCGGAAAATACTGTTATCCGCAAGGTTACGCTGGACGATCTGGAGTTCAGCGACATTATCGCTCTGGCTGCATTCTACCCGGACGCGCAGGAGCTCAGCGAAACGATGGTCCAGCGTGTTGTTGATTACCGCGACGCCGAAGGCGATAAACGCGTTGTGCAGATCGACGCACTGGACAGCGCCCTGCAGGGTGTTAAACGCGCTGGCCATCTTAACAAGCCAGCATTACTTGACCTGTCGCGTAACATTCTGCGCTTCTGGGATGATTTACCGACCATCGCGACACGCCGTGACTTTGCCGAGCGTTTACTGGACGCACCAGCTGACGGGCGCCATGAAGTGAAGCCAAAAACCAGCGGTAAGGATGAAGAACGCACAGGGCCGTTCTACTGCAAGAACGTCGATGGCTCCGCAGCCAGCGAACTCCACACCTTACGCAAGCTGAACGAGCTGCTTAAAAAGGGCCATATCGAGATCACCCGCGTTGAGTACCTACAGCTGCAGGAAGATTTCGCGCGTAAAAACGCGGCAAAAGGCGGTACCGAAGCGGGTGATGATGCCGGGGATAATGCTGGCGAACAGGCCGATTTTGCAGCGCTACGTAAAAAGGCCGAAGGGTTGATCCTCCAGTTGGCGAAGGGCGGTTACCGTGCCGAAGCTGTCGCCATTCTGGAAAAACAGGGTGCCAAAAAACTCGGCGAAGTTGCTGACGAGAACCTCGCAGATGTGATCGCTCAGGCTGAAAAAGCGCTGGAGGGTTAATTATGCCAGACGTTCACGCACGACTTTCCCCGTCCTCAGCGCATCGTTGGATGCGCTGCCCCGGTAGTCTGGCACTGGAGGCCACGCAACCGGATAAAAGCTCCTCGTTCGCAGAAGAAGGTACCGCAGCGCATGCACTTGCCGAAAAGGTGCTGCGCAACCGCCAGAAATATTGTGAGAGCTATGCAGGTTGCAACGTCGCGATGTTCCTCGGCTCCTATCCTCTTGCTGAACACCCGGATGATACTTCTGGCCCGCAGGTAGATGAGGAAATGGTCGAAGCCGTTGGCCGTTACGTCGACACCGTCTGGGCGCTGTCGCAGGGCAATGAGCTGCTGGTCGAGCAGCGTGTCGACTTCTCTCACATCGTGGGGGTCGAAGAATCTTTCGGTACCGCCGATGGCGTTATCATCGCGGGTAACGAGCTGCAGATCCACGACCTGAAATACGGTAAGGGTGTACGGGTCGACGCCGAGCAGAACGAGCAGCTGCAGCTGTATGCCCTGGGCGCGCTTGAACAGTTCAGCATGCTGTACGACTTCGAGACGGTGCGCCTGTTCATCCATCAGCCACGACTTAACCACGTTTCTGAGTGGGCCCTGACAGTGGAAGAACTCCAGGCGTTCGGCGAACGGGCGCAGGAAGCGGCCGCCAGTGTAATCGTGATGTTCAATATTGCCGATTGCGAAGGTGTCGAAACCCTGCCGCTGGAAAACTTCACCCCCGGTGAAAAACAGTGCCGGTTCTGCAAAGCCAGCGCCATCTGTACCGCGCGGCAGCAGTTGCACTTCGACACTATCGCTGGCGATTTCGTCGACCTGACGCAACCTACTGGCGAGCAGCTGGCGGAAGCAGTTAAGCGTGTGCCATTGCTGACCGCCGAACAGCTGGCAGAGGTATACAGACAGGCCGATTTTATCGAATCGTGGCTAAAGGCTGTGCGCGACCGGGTGAACAGTGAACTGAACGCGGGTCACCCGGTGCCGGGCTTTAAGCTGGTTACTGGCAAACAGGGTAATCGTGCCTGGAGCGATGAAGAAGCCGCCCGCGCTCTGCTGAAAGACCAGTTCCGATATAAAACTGAGGAGGTTTTCGACCTTAAGCTGATTAGCCCAACCAAAGCCGAGAAGCTCATCAAAAAGGCTAGTCCTCGCCGCTGGACGAAAGTCGAAGCGCTGATCACCCGCGCTGACGGTAAGCCTACCGTCGCCCCCGAGTCCGACCCGCGCCCAGCGCTCAATCTCAACCCTGTTAACGATTTCGACGACGTGTCCGACGATGCGCTCGCCGCTGACCTCATCTGATTAAGGAAATACCCATGAAAATTAAACTGAACAACGTCCGCCTGGCCTTCCCTGCTCTGTTCGAAGCAAAAACCGTGAATGGCGAAGGAGACCCGCGCTTCTCTGCTGTTTTCCTGATGGATCCGAAACATCCACAACTGGAAGAAGTCCGCAAAGCGCTGAAACAGGTAGCGAAGGAAAAGTGGGGCGAGAAGTGGGAAACCATTTACGGCCAGCTGGAGAAAAAACTCAACCTCTGCCTGCACGACGGTGACGAAAAAGCCGAATACGAAGGTTTCCCGGGCAACTTCTTCCTGAACGCTGCCAACAAAGCACGTCCGGCAGTCATCGATCGCGACCGTTCGCCGCTCATCCAGGCTGATGGCCGTCCTTACGCCGGTTGCTATGTCAACGCGGTGATCGACATTTGGGCGCAGGACAACAACTTCGGCAAACGCGTCAACGCATCGCTTGGCGGCGTCCAGTTCCTACGCGACGGTGACGCGTTTGCTGGCGGCGGTGTGGCCGCGCCGGATGACTTCGACGATATCAGCGAAGGCGCAGACGCTTCCGATCTGGTTTAACCCTTCCCCCACCCGGCCATGCGCCGGGTGTTTTGCAAAGAGTGTCCCTTTTCGCAAAGCACCCGCGAGGAATATCTATGTCTGAAACCATTCTCTGGGGCGACCTGGAAACCTATTGCGAAATCCCCATCACGAACGGCACACACGCTTATGCGGAAGGTGTCGAGGTGATGCTGTTCGCTTGGGCCATCGGCGACGAGCCGGTTAGCGTCTGGGATCTCACTGCTGGCGAACCTATCCCCGGCAGGCTTCAGAAGGCTATCGCCGACCCCGACACCCTGCTTTATTTCCACAATTCGCACTTCGACCGCACGGTGCTGCGCCATGCAATACCGCGGCTGGCCCCTGATGTAACACGCTGGCGCGACACAATGGTGCAGGCGCTGGCGCACGGCCTCCCCGGCGCGCTGGGCGCACTCTGTGAGGTGCTGGGCGTCCCACAGGACAAGGCGAAGGACAAAGAAGGTAAAGCACTTATCCAGCTGTTCTGTAAGCCGCGTCCGAGGAACAGCAAACTGCGCCGCGCCACCAGCAAAACCCACCCGGAAGAATGGCGGCGCTTTGTCGCTTACGCTGGCCTTGATATCGAGGCCATGCGCGAAGTGCATAAGCGCCTGCCGAAGTGGAATTATAAGGGGGCAGAGCTGGCGCTCTGGCATCGTGACCAGCAGATCAACGACCGCGGCGTCTGCATGGATGTGCAGCTGGCGCAGGCGGCGATCGAGGCGGTAGACCTAGAGCAAAAACGCCTGGCGAAACGCACGCAGGTGATGACTGATGGCGAAGTGCAGGCGGCCACGCAGCGCGATGCGCTGATTAAGCACATTGTTGAATCGTACGGTGTGGAGCTGCCGGACATGCAGCGCAGCACGCTGGAGCGCCGTATGGCGGACCCTGATTTGCCGTCTGCCGTGAAAGAACTGCTGGCTATCCGCCTGCAGGCCAGCACCACCAGCACCAGTAAGTACAAATCGCTGATGAAGGGCGTGAGCAGTGACGGTCGTCTGCGCGGCACGCTGCAGTTCTGCGGCGCATCGCGAACCGGGCGCTGGGCCGGGCGATTATTCCAGCCCCAGAACCTGCCCCGCCCTTCTCTTGAGCAGGACCAGATAGACGAGGGCATCGAGGCGCTGAAAGCCGGATGCGCCGATCTGCTGTTCGATAACATCATGGAGCTGACCAGCTCAGCGCTACGCGGCTGCATCATGGCCCCCGCGGGCAAAAAGCTGGTGGTTAGCGACTTGTCGAATATCGAAGGGCGAAAACTGGCCTGGCTCGCCGGCGAGCAGTGGAAGCTGGACGCGTTCCGCGAATACGACGAGGGAACCGGGCCGGACCTGTATAAACTGGCCTACGCCCGCGCCTTCAATATCTCGCCGGACGATGTTGATAAATACCAGCGTCAGATCGGCAAGGTGATGGAGCTGGGCCTCGGCTTTGGCGGTGGTGTTGCGGCATTCCTGACCTTCGCTCTGGTCTATGGCCTCGACCTCGACGAACTGGCGAACGCCGCGCTGCCGAACATCCCCCGCGATGTCATCCGCGAGGCGAAAAGCTGGTACGAAGAATCGGTGAAGCGTAAGGCGACCTACGGCCTGTCTGAACGCGTATTCATCGCATGTGACTCGCTAAAACGCCTGTGGCGTCGGGCGCATTCCGCGACCTGCGATTTCTGGTATGAACTCGAGCGCACCGTCCGCGCCGCAATAGCCACACCGCAAAAAACGCTGTACTGCGGTTATCTGAAAGTCCGACGTGATGGCGCATGGCTGCGCATACAGCTGCCATCCGGTCGCGCGCTCTGCTACCCGTCCCCGTCCATCGAGAAAGGAAACATCACCTACCAGGGCGTTAACTCCTACTCGCGCAAATGGCAGCGGCTCAAAACGTATGGCGGAAAGCTGGTGGAAAACGTCACTCAGGCGGCCGCCCGCGACGTTCTGGCCGGAAACATGCCGCTGATCGAGGATGCCGGTTACAGCATTGTGCTGACGGTACACGATGAGGTGATCACCGAAGCGCCGGACACTGACGATTTCAACGATAAAGCGCTCTCCGCGCTGCTATCCACTAACCCCGAATGGGCGCCCGATATCCCGCTGAACGCTGGCGGCTTCGAGGCGTACCACTACCGTAAGGATTAACCCTATGTCATTTAAATATCGGGACAGTCCGCTTTATTACCGGACTGCGCGGGAGGCTTTGCGCCTCGAGCAGTCCGGGGAGTATGACCGGGCGGCGAAAGTCTGGGCCAAAGCCAACCGCGAATCACGTAACGAACTGAATCAGGACTGGAGCGAACGTCGGTCTGATTTTTGCCTGATGCAGAACATGCGCGAAAAGCGTAAGGCGGTGGGTGAATGAGCTTACCACCAGTAAAAGTCCTCGTTATCACTATCGTGCTTATTGTGATTTGCCAGTTTCTCGCCGAAACATCATGGGGGATCTGGTAATGGCGTATGAGCGTGAAAGCCTTATCGAAAAGCACCTCGTCGCCGAAGTGAAAAAGGCTGGCGGGGTCGCCTTTAAGTTCGTGTCACCCGGTCGCCGCTCGGTACCGGATCGCATTGTCCTGCTACCCGGCGGGCGTCTCGTCTTTGTCGAATGTAAAGCACCCGGCAAACCACCACGCGCCGACCAGGTGCGCGAGCACGAACGGCTACGCGCACTGGGCTTTAGCGTGGTGGTGCTGGATAGCAAAAATCTGGAGGGGATATTGTGCGAAAAGTCCAACGACGCAGTAAATTCCGCCTGATTGGCGGCCCGTACGATGGCGCTATCGTGATGCTCTTCACCGCTGGCACACTGGAGTTTACAGCCAAAGGGCAGACCGGGCGGTATACAGGACATAGCGGCGACAGGCTACACTGGGAGGAAAAACGTGTCAGTTAACTCCCCTTCTAAAATTTTCACGCCTCGCCCTTATCAAGACCTCATCATCAACCACGAAATCGACATCCTGCGCTGCAACATCTGGGCGGGCATGGGTATGGGTAAAACCGTGGCAACGCTCACCACGCTGGAAGATCTCTTCATGGCAGGCGCAGAGACACAGCCCGCGCTGGTCCTCGCGCCGCTGCGCGTGGCTGCCAGCACATGGCCGGATGAAGCGGTTAAATGGGGGCATCTGCGCAATATCGAGGTGCAGCCGATTGTCGGTAACGCCAAAGCGCGCGCGGCAGCGCTGGCAAACAGCAATGCCAGCGTGTTTACCATCAACTACGACAATCTGGTCTGGCTGGTTGAAACGCTGGGCGACCGCTGGCCGTTCGGTACCGTTATTCCTGACGAGAGCACCCGGCTGAAATCCTTCCGGCTGCGCGGGGGCGGTAAGCGCGCGGCGGCGCTGGGCAAAGTGGCACATAAGCACGTCCGGCGCTGGATGAATCTCACCGGTACGCCAGCGCCGAATGGCCTGGTGGATTTGTGGGGGCAAGCGTGGTTTGTGGATCAGGGGCAGCGCCTCGGGCGCACCTACGGCGCGTTTACCTCCCGCTGGTTCAACTCAATACAGTTTCCGGGGCAGAGCTGGACGAAGCTGGAGCCGTTCGCCCATTCGCAGGACGAGATACAGCGCGCACTGGCCGACGTCACTATCTCCCTCGATGCCGCCGACTGGTTCGATATCAAAGAGCCCATTCATAACGTGATCCGCGTGGATATGCCGCCGAAGGCCCGCCAGCAGTATCGCGAAATGGAAAAGGAAATGTTCCTCGAGCTGAACGGCGAAGGCATCGAAGCGCCGAACGCCGCGGCAAAGACCGTGAAGTGTCTGCAAATTGCCAGCGGCGCGGTGTACACAGACGACGCCGGAAGCTGGTCAGAACTGCACGACGCGAAGCTGCAGGCGCTGGACAGTATTCTCACCGAAGCAGCTGGCGCGCCGGTGCTGGTGGCCTACCACTGGAAACACGACCTTGAGCGCCTGCTTAAAGCGTTCCCGCGCGGTCGCCACCTCGACCAGGATCCACAGACCCTTCGCGACTGGAACGCCGGGAAAATACCGGTCCTGTTCGCGCATCCCGCCAGCGCAGGCCACGGCCTGAATATGCAGGACGGCGGCAACATACTGGTGTTTTTCTCGCACTGGTGGGATCTGGAGCAGTACCAGCAAATTATCGAACGCATCGGACCAACCCGGCAGATTCAGGCCGGACACAACCGCCCGGTGTTTATTCACCACATTATCGCTGCCGACACTATGGATGAAATGGTGATGGAGCGGCGCAACTCAAAACGAACAGTGCAGGACATCCTGCTCGATGCCATGAAAAAGAGAGGTATAGCATGACACCGGTTATCTCTGACACTGACCTGATTAACATCAAAGAGGTTGAGCGCTCTGTTGGTCTGAAAAAATCCAGCATTTATGAGCGCATCAGTAATAACGAGTTTCCGAAGCCTAAGAAGCTCGGGAGCCGAACCTCCCGCTGGGTACGCGGCGAGGTCGAAGAGTGGAAAAAACAGTTTCTTTAAATCAAACGCAGCTGGTCAATATAATCCGCATACCACTGCATCATTTCCCGACGCCCTTCCATATACAGGGCATGGTTATAAACCCCGCGAATATTGTTTTTATCCACATGAGCGATCTGGAGTTCAACCCAGTCAGAGTTGAATCCTTTATCGTTCAGGATGGTGCTGAACGTATGCCGGAAGCCATGCCCTACTACCCTCCCCTTATACCCCAGTGTGTGGATCATCCTGTTTATTGTGTTCTCGCTCATGACCTTTGACGGGTCATTCCTGCCGGGGAACATATTCACGTATCGACCTGTCAGCCCGCGCAGTTCTTTTAGCAAGACGACAAGCTGATCGGAAAGTGGCACCAGGTGCGGGCGGTCCATCTTCATAAATTCGGCGGGTATCTCCCACAGCCGATTATCGAAATCTACCCATTCCCATTTTGAATGCCGCAGTTCGTAAGTACGCAGCCCTGCCAGCATCATGATCTGCAAACCCAACCGGGGGAGCGGACTCCCCTTGTAACCTTCAAGCGCCGCCAGAAAATCGGGCAATTCTTCAGCCGTCAGGAAGGGAAAGGACTCCCCCTTATGGCCGGTCATGGCACTGTTCAGTTCGCTGACGGGGTTAAACTTCGCGCGCCCGGTCGCAACTGCATAGCTGAATACTTCACCGCACCACCGGCGCGTTTTGGCTGCTTTCTCGGTTGCGCCGCGATTCTCAATTTTGCGCAGTGCCGCCAGCATCTGAACCGGTTCGATTTCAGCAACTGGCACCTTACCCACAGCTGGGAAAATATCTTTGTTGAACGCTTCGAGAATGTCAGAGGCATAGCCAGACGACCAGCGCGGCTTCTTGAATTCATGCCATTCTGCGGCAATCTCTTTAAACGTGATCGTCTTTGCCGCGGCAGCCGCAACGTGGCTTTTGACCTTCACAGGATCAATACCCGCCGCAACGTTCCGCCGGGCCTCATCTCGCTTTTCGCGTGCGGCCGCCAGCGAAACAGCCGGGTACACACCGAGCGCCAGCATCTTTTCTTTACCGGCGAAGGTATAGCGATAGCGCCAGTATTTCGCCCCGCTGGTTTTCACCAGCAGGATAAGTCCGTTACCGTCTGGCAGCTTGTAGTCTTTCTCGGCAGGCTTTGCCGTCTCGACCTGTCGCGCGTTTAGTTTCATAGGTACCCGCCTCAAACTCAGATACCCGATTATGTACCCGTTTTAAATTTGGATTGCAACGGTAAAAGGTGGATAACAGCGGACAAACAAAACAGCCAACACCGCGAAAAACAAGGAAGAACGGATGATTGAGGATGATACTGGATGAAATGATGGTGCCGATAATAGGAGTCGAACCTACGACCTTCGCATTACGAATGCGCTGCTCTACCAACTGAGCTATATCGGCCCTGAGAGGCCGGTTACGAGTGTAACCACGGGGCAAAAGGTTAGATCTAACCGGGTGATGCGTCAATGCCCTTTTGAATCAAACGGCTATTTTTGCATCACCCGTGATTATTTACGCACGAATTGTATCGTCACCGAAGCCGATCCACTTGTACGTGGTCAGAGCTTCGAGGCCCATCGGACCGCGCGCGTGCAGTTTCTGCGTGCTGACCGCCACTTCTGCGCCAAGTCCAAACTGGCCACCGTCGGTGAAGCGCGTTGAGGCGTTGACATACACCGCAGAGGAGTCCACTTCGTTCACGAAGCGATCGGCATTGCGCAGCGTACGCGTCAGGATCGCGTCAGAATGCTGGGTACCATGCTCACGGATGTGGGCAATCGCGTCATCGAGATCGCTAACAATCTTCACGTTCAGATCCAGCGACAGGAACTCGTCATCGTACTGCTCCGCTTTGACTGGCACTACCTTAGCCGGGCCATCCTGGAGCAGTGTGAGCGCATTGGCATCCGCGTGCAGCGTTACGCCGCTCTCCGCCATCTGTTTGCTCAGCGCCGGGAGGAAGGTATTTGCAATACCCTGATGCACCAGCAGCGTTTCCACAGTGTTACAGGTACTTGGACGCTGAGTTTTGGCGTTAACGATAATCTTCAGCGCCGGGGCAATCTCTGCGCTGTCATCGACAACGATATGGCATACGCCGATACCGCCTGTAATGACCGGAATAGTGGACTGTTCACGGCACAGCTTGTGCAGACCTGCGCCACCGCGTGGGATTAACATGTCGATATATTTATCCATGCGCAGCATTTCGTTGACCAGCGCACGGTCTGGGCTCTCGATCGCCTGCACGGCTCCCGCCGGTAAACCACACTCTTCCAGCGCCTGCTGAATGACGTTTACCGTCGCGGCGTTGGTGCGCCAGGTCTCTTTTCCGCCGCGCAGAATGGCAGCGTTACCGGTTTTCAGGCACAGGGAGGCGACGTCAACCGTCACGTTTGGACGGGCTTCATAAATCACACCGATGACGCCGAGCGGCACGCGGCGACGCTCCAGACGCAAACCGCTGTCAAGCAGCCCACCGTCAATCACCTGCCCTACCGGGTCAGCCAGATTACAAACCTGACGGACATCATCAGCGATGCCTTTCAGGCGCGCCGGCGTCAGCGCCAGGCGGTCGAGCATCGCTTCGCTCAGGCCGTTTTCACGCGCCTCAGCTAAATCTTGTTCGTTGGCTCGCAGGATCTCAGCGGATTGCGATTCCAGATAATCAGCGATTTTTTCCAGCACGCGGTTTTTCTCACGGCTGGAAAGGAGCGCCAGTTTGTAAGAGGCGGCCTTCGCGGCTGCGCCCATTTGTTCCAGCAT